TCAGTTTTTTGAAAGCTTTTCAACTCTTCTACCTAATTCTTCCATTGCTTTTTCAAAAGCTAAATTCAAATCTGTTTTAGATTCTTTATCTTCAAAAAAGAAATTCACTTCTATTGATTTAGCAATTTTTAAAAAAGTATCAATATTAGGCGCATATTTAAGACTAAAAAAGCGGGTAACATGACTTCTATGGGTTTGTGATTTTTCGGCTATTTGGTCATGAGTAAACCCTTTTTGTTCCGCTAATTCTTTAAGAAGTAAAACTAGCAACATCCATTGCTCGTTTTTATTATTTTTATTTGCCATTATAATTCTGATACCTGATTAGTTACTCTGAAATAATTTCTACCGTTTAACTGCACAAAAGTAGCGTGAACAAATAAACCTAAGTTGTTTTTTTCGAATTGTGCGAATACTGGCATTTTAGAAAATCCATATTTTTCAAACTCAAAATCAATAATTTCAACACTTCTTTTTTCTCTTTGTAATCTGTGAATAGTACAATCATTTAAAAAAGAACCTGCTGCATCTTTTGCAGATTGCTCGTTGTTGTAGAATAATTTGCTAACATTTCCAAATTCGTTTGTTTTTACTAAAGTTTTCATAATATTTTTGCCGTATTATAACTGTTGCCGCCAGCTTTATTGTTATTTCTTCTTCAAAGATACAAATATTTTTCAATGTAACAAATTTGTTACATTGTTTTTATGTAATTTAAACTAATTCTAAATAAAAAACCCAAGTATAAAACTTGGGTAAAAATACAAAATAAATAAAAATCAAACTTTCGGTATCAATGAAATCTTTTTTGATAAAATATAATAAATCACTACCAAAGAAATAATAAAAACAAAAAGCAAAAAAAGAAAACCCAACCCAACTATTCCAATAATTAACCAGGTATTATCTTTTTCTTTGTCCTGAAGAAGATTTTCATTCTTAGACTTTTCTCCAGTATTTTCAACCTGATCAATTTTACCAACTTCTTTTTCAACCACAATTTTAGTATTATGATATTCTTTACCACCTACTAAAATAGGCCTTTGCAGATCTACAGGCTCTATAGAAAATTTATCCAATTGATAATTAATTTCGGTATTAGAATTGGAAAAAAATTCCTTTTCTTCTTTAGTTTCTTCCTTATGCTTTTTTAAGGAACCGCAGGACCATATTCCCAGCGCCAGCAAAATGGTAATTATTAATTTTTTCATAATTTACAATTTAGGATAAATACCATTTTTTTCAGCATTAATCAATTCCTGCCATTTATAAGAACTTCCATCAAATTTTTTTAGCTGAAAATGAGGATAATCTTTAAATCGGTTCCAATCACCACCCCATTCCCATCCATTTTCTTTAAAATAATTTACAACTTTCATAAAGTGTTTATCCAAATCCCATGACGCAGTTTCAAAGGTTCCATTTTTATCTTTATCATGCAAAATAACAATATCAAATGCTAAACCGTAATTATGTATAGATTGACCACCTTTAGCATTGGTAACAATTCTACCAGGAACAGTTCTACCTTGTGCAAATAATTCATTTTGCTCTTTAACCGTTCTTAAACAATAAGAAAATCTAAGTCTAACATAATTTGGTAACTTTGAATTTATATATAGATACTGGTCCTTTAATTCCTCCCTAATTATTGGGTGCATTGTTTCTATTCTTTGTAAAGTTTTTTCATCCATGATTTTATAATTTATAAACAACTCGAATTTTCATCAAACATTTTCATTAACTTATCCATCCATTTAGTTAGATTATATTCAATTTTTTGAATTAAAACAGAAATAAAATCACTAGATTTATATTCCTTTTTTGCTATAATCGATCTAATGCAATTAAAAACACTTATCCCTTCATTAAGCACCATAATTTTCATCACTATAGAAACCATTTGCTTAAAATCTGAGAAACCCAATCCTTTAGCTACTAATGCAAGCACCATAATAATTATCAATAAAAGAACCTTTTTCAATAATCCCGACCAAAAAGAACTTATTCTAAAACTCAATTCAGGAACTACAGCTGCTTTTATTGAACCTAATGCCATATCAACAAAAATTAAAATAATTAACACTATAGCTATATCTTTATCAATTTGAAAATATACTATCAAACCATAAAAAAACGCCTTTATTTGATCTGCGAACTTTTCCATAATGAAACTATAAATAAAAACGTTGATACACCTAATATTGAAATACTTACAATTTCATAATAAATAGAAGCATTTAAACAAAATAAAATCGAGAAAAAACCTAGAAAATAATAAACTGATAAATAAAAAGTAGTAGCCGATTTTCTAAAACAGAAATACAAGCGATCTTTCCATAAAAAAAAAGACAGAAATAAAATACCCAACACTAATTGAGTTAATAACGGATACAAAAAATCAGTATATACATCAATAACTTCTTTTTTTACTGGCGTATAAGTTTTTATATACGCATAACTTAACCATTCAATTAAAAGAACTATGAAAATATTAATTTTCAAAAAAGTTTTCTTTTTGTTTTCTAAAAACTTGCTTAGATTTTCTGCTGGCCTACACAAAGCACAAACGGGTACTGTTGCCATTTTACTATAAATTAAATTAAACAAAACTGAAGGGTTAATAGCAGTTTTATCTTTTACTTTTTAAATATTATCATTAAATAATACAATGGAGTTGATAAGATCAATAGAATGCTTCTAGTATATGCAGTAAGACTACCTACAGTTAATTCTTCTTGATTTTGCCCATAATTCCAATCATACTGTATTTTATTTTTCAATCCATTCCAGCTCCAAAAATTATTTGTCAAATAATCAAAATCATGCTTTAAAGCTGGTAAATCGAGTCTTTTAATTGTTGGTAAGTCTTTTACTATTGTAGCACCATCAAATAATTCAGGATTAGATGCAAAAAAATTAAAAGCTTCCAGGTAATCATTTATTTTTTGTTGGCTAATTTCAAAGTCATACAACACCTCAATTAAATGATACCTTTTTACTGCCAAAACTTCTGTATCTTGAAAAAAGAAATCGCTTTTACTTTTTTTAAGTAAATAAAACAGAATTAAAAACAGACCTATTATAAACATCTTAATCATAAAGCTTCAAATTGGTTTACTAAATTTACAATTTCATCTATATCAGTTTCATTGGTAATAGAATTAGACAATAAAAAACCTTGTTCTACTCCTAAATCATTACCCTTATCTAGCATAGTTATCATTTTACTTCTAAAATTTCTGCAAAAACCTTTTAATAATTTCCACAATTCAGAACCTAATCTATACTTTTCAACAACTATTCTGCAATACACCTTAATTCTGTCACCTGATAAATCTTCAATACCCAATGCAGTTGCAGTATCAAACAATATTTGCCCTGTAAAATCATATTCAGTTTCAAACAAAAGAGTTTTATAAATTGGATTATCATCTAAATCATTATCATTATTTAAACACCTTTGAGCAATCAAATTAGTATCTTCGTATTCCTCTCTAATTTTTTGAAGTTCACCTTCAGATAAACCCCTTCCTAATTTACCAGTAGCACGAGCCAATGAAGAAACCCATAAACGATTATACTCGTTATTAATTTCAATGTATTTTTTATCGTAAATTTGCTTATTTTCCAAATCAATTTCTTCCTGAGTAGGATCAATTTTTACCCAAGCATCATTTTCTAATTTTGCTTTACCCAATTCGCAAATTTTTTCCAATTGTTTTTCTGTAATATCTACCAATATCCAATCTTCAGGAAACTGATAATTATCTGCATATGCATTTTTAAAAACATTATTTTCATCAATTCTCGCTTTCATTTAAATAGTATTTTTTGGATTCTTGGCCTAGTTGACCCACCTGAATATATAGTATGTGCTTCAAATCTTAAAGAAGCAACTGTTAAAGGATTTGCAAGTGTAATTTTCTTATAAGGTTCAAAAAAATCAGTAGTATGATTTGAAGTTATCATAACAGCATCACCTACGGTACTATCATGCAATGTTAAAGGAAAAGTATTTTCAGATTTTACTGAAGTACTTCCAAATAATTTAAATTGCTCAATAGAACCATCATTAATAATAGCCGAACCATTACAATAATATAGTTCCGAAATTAAAACAGGTTCTTTAAAGTAAAATTTAATATAATAAGTAGACCCAAGTGAAGGCGCTTCCATTCTAACCCTAGCACTACCAATATTTGCTGGATGCACTAAATTAAAAGTAGGTTCTCCAGCTTGCGTCCAATTATGAGTATAAAAATCAGGTATCAAATAAACATTTGGATTATAACCTTCAGAAACACCTCCACTAACCCAACTTTTAAAACGCTCAGACATTCCTGCTAGGTCATACGTAAAAGCAATAACTTCATTATTAGGCAAAACCAAATCTTCCCCACCATTCAAATACAAAGTAAAAGCAGCTGAAACAGATTGATTTTGAAGTACCACATCAACACCTGTTAAATTTCTTATATAATAAACTTTGCCAGGATAAGGTTGCTCATCAGAAGAAGTTAAAGCTTGATCTGTAAAACCAGCAACACTAACCAAAGAAGAATTAGTTAATCTTATTTCTGATTTTCCAGTAACATCAAAAGGCAATTCAACATCTTCACCACTTAAAGCACTTGCATAGACACCTTCAAATGATTTTTTAACATAAGCAGAACCCAGTAACGGATCTGATGGAGTACCTATAACACCATCAGTAACATTTATATAACTAACAAATATTTTACCTGAAGGAATAGGAGGCGAAACTGGATTATCAGAAGATTCTACACCTGAAAGTCTTTCAAAAGTATTAGAGGTATTTAACAATAAAGCATCTATACGCTCATTACCTGAACTAGCATAAGGAAAATTAATAACTACAGAAGATGCATTTGTATATTCCGTGCCTAAAATTTTCCAAACCCAATTAGGATTACAAGTTAAATTCTGCCCCACTAAAGAAAATCCCGTTTGAACTAATATAGAATTTCCTTCTGCATCCAATTGAGCAAAATTTGCATCAACTTCAGCAGATGTTAACCTAGATCCTTTTTGACTTCTATAAACTATACTCATATCTCAATAGTTTTATTTTTATAATTAAAATCAATAATATAATTTAAAACCTCAGATTCAGGCTTATAAAATTCTACCTTATAAGGAACTTTTTGATCTTTAAAAGAAAACAAATCACCAGCAACAACGGTTTCCAAATCTAAACCTACAGCCAATAAAGCCGCTGTATCTCCTGAAGAAATAGCTTGCCCATATGGTAAATCCACAATTGTAATTACTGGTGCATCTAATCCTGGTGTAATGAATTTTGCTTTTAAAACTTTACCAGTAGTAATAGCAGTTAAAGCTCCTGAAGTATCTTTTGAATCTCTTACATAACTATTTGTTAAATCAAATTCTTTTGAAACTTCATTATAATTCACTTTAAAAACCAAAACATTTTCTAAATGCTGCCACAATGATATATCTACTATTTCTTTTAAAGAATCGATGTAATTAATACTTACATCATCAAACTGAGTAGGAAGTGTTGCAGACAATATAGAAGGCACACCTTCTAACAAAAACGGCCTTTCAATTTCAAAAATGATAGTATCGGAACCAACTAATAGTTCAGTTATTTTATCATTATCTAAAGGCTCATAAAGCACTATTTTTCCAATTGATCGTATTGCCATAATTTCTATTCTACATAATCATCTTCACAATAATCTGCGAAGCAATAAATTCTATAAACTACATTTACTACATAATTAGGTACTTTCACCTTTACTATATGTATGATATTATTAATTGACATAATCATTCACTATTTGATAGTTATTTTCAATAAAAAAAGCAGTTGTTTTACCATTTGAAAAATCGATTTCTAAACGAGTAGGTATAAAATTTTTAATATCTCGCCATTGAAATTGACCTAATTCTCTTGGAAAAATTGTTTGCAAAACAGTTCCTTCTACACAAACTAAAGGTGCAGCTTGCACATCGTGATACATTTTAGGCATTGCTTTAACATATCTAATATTTTCATATTGGCCATAACGCTTCCATTGCTCACGCCATTCATTATTTTCTACTTCATAACCTGAAACAACTGGCTCCAATGGCAACATTTTTAAATTAAAAAAATCAGATATATCATTTCCAATACCTGAAGGATGTGTTATAAATTCAGGATTAACCACTAACCAAAAAATACCACCAATCGAAGAAACAAAAACACTATAAGCAGGTGTAGCATAAGGATTTGTTAAATCTTTCATTAATATATCTTCACCTAAATATGTTACAGTAAAAAGATTTGGATTATTAACAATTTTTATATAATCCTGATAAGAAATACTATAATACCAACTTGTGAAAATAGTTTGATAATTAATAATATTTATAACCGAACCTTCCAATGCAGGATCAAAGATTTTTCTTCTAAATCTAAATTGCTTATAAGATAAATCCTGAACACTATCTGCATAATCAACATCTAACTTATAAATAGTAGTAAAATCTATATTTCTTTCAGGAGAATATTCGAATTTTTTTTGAGCAGTATATTTTACCGAAATACTTTCAATAACATATCCATTAAAATACGGATCTGTATAATTAGGCGATAATGGCGCATGAAGGCGTAAATCAAAAAAACCATTATTAAACATACTGATAAAGTTTTTTTTAATTGAAGCCTTAACCATTGGTGCAGTTTGAACATATCTATCACCAGCAACCATATCTGAAGAATAAGTAGAACTTCCAGCTTGATATTTACATTCAAAAACATTTATTGAAGATTCATCAAATGTGTTAAAAAAGGATATATCATTTGAAAGCATTCTAATTTTAAAACACTTCCTATAATAACCTGATTCTAACTCAGGAATACTAACTGTGTACTTATCTCCACCATTTAATCTAATTTCAAAATCAAAATATCGTGTCAAAAATTCATCTGTAGTTTTAAGATATTTCCTCTTCTTAATAGATAAATAGTTGTTAGGTAAATTTCCTGAATCTTCACCATAAGTGTAACCATAAGAAGCAGCTGGTGTATAACTTCTAAAAACCCTTAATGAAAAAGGTGATAATATTGAACCTAAATCAAAACCAGGAAAAACACTTTGAATCTCATAAGCTGCTCTTAACTCTCTTGATCCGTTTGAAAAACCTATTGAACCGTTAGGCTTCCAAAATGGAAAGGTATAATTACCAGCCAAAGAACCATCAAAAACAGGCTCACAATCTTCAATAGTAACCAAATCACCATCTTCATCTATATCCCAAACAAAATTCACACTTCTCCAGGGCGATAAAATTGTTATTGAAGGATTAGTAGAAAAAACCAAATTCACTAAAGCTTTTACTTCAGAAACTTCATTTTGATAAACACCTTTATAAGAGTACACTTGATTAACTTGCGAAGTTTCATGCTTTCTATTTATACCCTCTAAAAACCATCTATTACCTTGCGAATATAAAGTACAACCTATAGATTTTACTAAAGATTCTAAAATTTCATAGCAATTTAATCTAGAAGGATAGATTACATTCGCATACAAAATCCCTTCATATTTTATTTCTTCATCTATATCATCTTTAAATGTTCTACCATCTACAGCTATTTCATCCCAACGGTAATTGGTTGCAGCACTAACTATAGCTGGTGAAAAATAGATTTCTTTTTCAAGCTTAGTAAATTTTAAACATTCAGCAATTAATTCTATTACTGAAGTTTCTTTTTCATAAAAAGAATAATCTAAATAATTACCTTTTATTAAACCTAATCCATCCGTTACTGTTAGGCCTACAAAAATAACTCCATTAGTATATGGCTCTTCATAGAAATCAGGTAATAAATAACCCTCAAAAAGCATATTTTCATCCTGATCTTCTACCAATACATAATATCTTTTTTCGTTACCTGTATACAAATGAAAAAACTTCCCATCAGTTTTATCTGTAACTGTAAGATTAAAAGAAAATTCCGAAGCCATAATAGGCTGATATTTATCATCAGCACCATTATAAACCAGTTTTGGAGCACCTAATTGAGTTTGCTCCACTAACATAGTTCTATCGTTTTCGAAACGATCAATAATTTTAATATTTATACACTCAATTACCATTATCGTTTTCTTTCGTTTTTTTTAATTGCTCTATCAATAACTAATTCTAAATCGGAACCACTTAATTTAAAAGCACCATCTAAACCTATATTGACATTATTTCCTACAGGATCCATCATATCATAAAGCCTAGATTGTTGTTTTTGATTTAAAATAAGTTCACCACTATTTACACGTGCTAATATTTTATCACCAAAATAGGATGTACCACTAACTATACCACCAGTTTCAAATTTAGGAATAGAAGCAAACGCTGCTAATATTCCGCTTATAGCTGTAGCTATAAATGCAGGCTGTGCAAATATTGCTCCTGGACCAGTAGCAACAGCTGATTGAGTAGCCCCCTGTATTGAATTAGCAATAGAAGCACTTAAAGCCATAGATATCAATTTTGTTATTGTAGCAACCAAACCACTAACAAAAGACTTCATACCTTCATCAGCAATACCCAAACTATCAATAAAACCCTGAGACATACTACCGAACAAATCAACAAAAGATTGACCTACCATTTGCCAAGCTTCTACCATTTCTTGACTTTGCGCTTTCATAGCTTCTAAAGTAGCTGCTCTTTTTTCTTTTAATCGTTCATCACCATCATTAATTCTTTTAACCATTTCAGCATGAGCATCAGAATTTTTAAAATACTCCGACAAATCATACTTTTGAGGTTCAATTTGATCTAAAGGTGAAGTTATAGGAGCAGAAATTGAATCTATTTTTACTTTAAATTCATCTATTTGCCTTTGCAAATCTAAATAAGCTTGCTTTGTAGTAACCGTTTCTTTTTGCAATTTTTGAAGCTTAGAAATTTCAGCTTCATAAAATTCAATAGTACCTGCTTTAGGCACTCTTTTTGAAGCATCTACAATCTTATCAATAGAATCTGCTACAGAAATATTAGAATCGGTCAAAGCGTTATTTTCACCTAAAAAAGAAATCAACAATTGTTGTAATTTTTCTAATTCAGAATATTCTTTACCTAAATTTTCAGTAACCGTTAAAGATGTACGATAAGCAAATGCAGCACTATTACCATACGATAAAATAGCATTACCTAAGTTTTGCCAAATAGAAGGCTTTACAGCATCTGTTTGCCCTAATTGAAGATCTAATAATTTTTTTTGTACATCTACTAATTTATCCTGAGCAGCTAAAATTTTAGCTTTTGTTAATAAAGCTTCATTATATTTATCTAAACTTTTAGTAGCTTCTTTGGTATTAATATTCTCTAAAGTTAAATTACCTAAATATTCAGGAGATAAATTATTTAAATTCTGAATAGCCTTAATACGATCTTCTTTAGATGCTTTTTCGTTTTTAGCAACTGCTAAATTCTTTTCTAATTCTGTTTTTTCTTTAGCAATTGATTTAGATGCAACTTCATTAATTTTTGCATATTCTTCAGTAGCATTTGTTAAATCCGAAAATCTAGAAGTAGCTACTACCGTTACCGCTACAATAGCAGATAATCCTACTGCTAAAGCACCGAAAGGATTTGCAGCAATAGTAGTAGTTAATGAAGATACTGCTGCCTTTACAGCTGCAAAACCAGCAACCATAGAAGGAATTAAAGTTAAAATAGTCCCAATAACAACCAATAAAGGTCCAATAGAAGCAGCTAAAGCTGCAATTACAACTATTATTTTTTTTGTTTCAGGTGATAAATCCTGAAATCTTTTTACTAAGTCTTTTAAATAAGCAATAAAAGGAGAAATACCATTTAAAATAATTTCTCCAAACTGCTCTAATAAATCACCAAATGAATTAGATAATTGTTTTAATGGACCAGCACCAGCCGCAGCAGCTGCTTTAGCGGAACCACCATATTGTTTTTCTAATTCTGCCAAAATAATTGCTTGCGCTTCAGCTAAACGACCACTTTCCTGTAAAGAATTAATTACCTTTTTTTGATCTTCAGAAAACTGTATTCCGGAACGAGATAATGCTGACAAATTCGCTTTTGGATCATTCAAAGCTTTTCCTAATTGAATGGTAGCCGATTTTAAATCACCATCTAAACGAGTTGCTAAATCTAATGCTGCTTGCTGAGTTCCTGCAAACGCTTTTCCTGAGATATTAGTAAAAGTCAATAATTGAGCTGTTACATCTTTTAAAATAGCTTCATCACCAAATAAAGAATTATCTTGTAATTCAGAAGCCATTTTTTGTAACTGCTCAGAAGTATAACCAGCTGTATTACCTGTAGATTTCAAACCAGCCTCTACTTGCGCAATCGCTTTAGCCTGGATATCGAAAGATTTAACTGATTGATAACCGAGCGCAACTAAAGGAGCAGTTAAACCTACAGAAAGGTTTTTACCTAGATTTTGCATTTGCTTTCCTGCCTTTTGCAACTCTTTATTTACTTGTTGCATCTGAGTAGAAAAAGAAGCTAAATCTGCTGTAAATTTTACATTTATACTCGCTAAACTTGCCATTACTTTTCTTTTTAGTAAAAGTAAAAACAGCCCTAACCATTTAACGGATACATTGTCCCGTTTTTAACAAAAAAAGCACCTTACAAAAAGGTGCTTTTTCATTTTAAATCAAAAAAAACAAACAAACTATAACTATGCTTTTGCATCCTGTTTTGCCCAAAAACTTTTTACTAATTCTATTTCTTTTTCCATTTCAAGAATTTCTTCTTCAGTCATTTTCGTAATAACTTTTTTCTCAAAATCAAAGCTTAAAATATCAGTTTCTTTAGCCCCTTTTTTTAAATGCGGTAATAAAGAAGCAAACATAATTTTGCGCATGATAATCAATCGTTCATTAGAATCTCTTTCAGATTTATTTCTATACCCTTTCAAAGCATTAACAAACGATCGATAAGTAAGGTTACAATATTCCAGGTATTGCATTCCTAATTCACCTAAAGCAATTGCTTCTAAATCATCAAAGGTTACTTTTTGTTCTTTTCCGGTTGATTCTTTTTGCTCACCGGTATCGACTTTTTTTCATCTGAAAAGAAAGAAACTAAAGATTGAACCATTACCTGCATTACCTTTAACGTTTGATCCATATCTTTTAAAACTTCATCATATAAATCTTCCCTAGAAACGATTTCATTTTCTTTATTTAGAGAAATACCCACATAATAGATATCAACCACCACATCGTAAACATCCCAAGGTAAATTATCAGGATCTATATTTTCAAAAGCTTGAAACTTCTTCAAAATATCGTTAAAATAGGGTAAATTCCAACGCTCAGATAATTGTCGCAAAAAGTACATCCCAAATTTTAGGATGTACTCTTTACCATTAATATTAATTTTTACTTCACCCATAATTAAGAAACTACAGATTTAGTTAAATCTCCAGTTCCTTTAAAACTGAAATCTCCAGTTACCGAAGCACCTACTTCCGCAGAAATATTAACACTCTCTACATATACATTACCTGATAAAATGAAAGAACCAGTTACTGAATCTGTAAATTCTACTGCAATTAATGTTTTGTTTAATTGTAATGCTACAATATCCATAAAACCTTCCTGAGTAGTTGAAGCAGCAGGTTTATCTGCTACTAATGCATTAGTGGTCATACTCCACGAATAATTACCTGGTGTTACTACCGATCCATTGGTATCTTTAGTAGCAATTTCTTCTAAAGTAGTAGAAATTGATATTGCACACGAGGTCGCATGAAACAAGGTTTTCCCTTCAAAAGAAAAACGCACGTTACTACCTTTATAAATTTCTCCTGCTGCCATTTTTTATTCTTTTTTAAATGTTAAAACTAAAACTATACTTTGATTTTCATCAATAAAATCAATACTTGAATCTAAATATTGATAACGACTTGAATCTAATTGCTGCCTAACAGCGTCATTAAAAGCTACTGCTTCTTTGTAATTTTGAGGACCGAAATAAGCAAACAATGTAACATCAAAACCATCAGCATCTTTAGACAACCCTCTTTGCTGTTCAATTTTATAAATAGAAAAAGGGAAATCTGTTTCTTCTAAAGCAATTAAAGGAAAAATTCTATCACCCATTACATCGGTGAAAACCGATAGCGAATTGAAATAGTTATATATTTCTGTAGATACTTGTTCCATTACTTACTTAATTTATCAATTTGTTTTTGAATTACTCTAGCCACTTTTTTTTCTGCTTCGCTGGTAACTTGTCCCTTAGTTTGATTATAAGCACGCTGCATAAAAGGAATAGCTTTTGTTTTACTTTTAGCAGCACCTGTATTTACTCCTTTAGTTCTTTTTCGCTTAAACCCTTTTGCATATACATTATGCCCTTTTTCAACCCAACCGCCATAGAAACCATCAAAACTACCTTTTGCTCTAGGACCTACATAAACAGTAGGATTTTCTTTTGATTTTCCTCGTTTACCTAAAATAATGCCGATTGCTTTTTTTAGGTTACCAGGATTTATCTTTTTTTTCGTTCTCTTACCACTTACAATATGCGCTTTCTTAGAAACTGGTGCTTCATTTTTAGCTACTTTTACAGTTCCTGAAGCCACCGCCCTTAATACTGGAATTATTGCTTGCTTCTTTTGCTTATCGTTTGCGATTCGCTTTACTTTAGAAACTAATTCTTCAAAACCTTCAATTTTTACCAGTGGTTTACTCATAATAATTACACAATAATTCTAAATGAGATTTACGACCTATTTCTTTAACTGCTTCCACTTTCATTTTATCGGAACCATCTAAAACAATTAAATTATTTCGCTTTTGTGCTACAGTAGCATTATAACGAATTGTATATGATCGAGAAAACAATAAACGAATTTTTCCTTCTACATCTTCACCAGCTGATAATTCCTTTCTATAGGCAAAAGGAGAAATTACCACTTCTTCAGTAGCACGTTGTTCCCCTACTTCGTTACGAGTAAGCGTAACAGAAGAAACAACTATTTTTCTATCCATTTGCCCAATAAAAGGTTTATCCATAACGAGATAAGATTAAAATTTTTTGTAAGGTCTTAACAAAGACATTGATTGCGAACTGATTACTTCTATACGATCTTCACGACGTTCATACATATCTGAAACCATTAATTGAACAGCCTGGACAATTGGCTTCTCTATAGTTACCATTCCTACTTTTACAGAAACTTCTACTGCATCAAACCGTTCTTGAATAGATGGTAAATCACCTTTAAAATGAATACTGAAAACCTTACTATTTAGTTTTGTTAATTGATAATCACCCGAATCCATAGTTAACTGGGTATCATTACCATTTTCGTAATATTTAACAGATACAACTTCTTTTAAAGGAAATGCTTCAAAGGTTAAAGGATTATCAAATTGATCCATTTTAAAAACCATTATCTTTGGTTGTATATGGCCACCTATATAATTTTCTGCATTAATAACAGCCGCATCAATGTAATCCTGAATAAGATCGTCTTCATCTGTAAAACTCGAATCTACTCGTAAATGCTTTTTAGCTTTTACAAGTGCAAGAACATCTACAGCAGTTTCATTAGTAATTTGAACATCAGTTACCATAACACTATTTTTTTCATTAAACGAATTTTTAACTTTTGCGATACCGTTTAAACTAAACATTAAAACCAGTACCAATACAATATTTTTCATAATTTTCTATATTTAGAAATTAGACTTTATTTTTTTACCGCAATTCCTGCTTCAATAAGTTCAGCAGCTTGTTTTACATCAATGCTAGCAGAATCATCTTTATTGTAAGCTAAGAAAAAAGGTGCTCCTGTAGGCGATTTTATAAACTCGACTTCTACCGTTCCTTTTGGTTCTAATTCTTCTAATTCAGCTTTTGCTTCATCAATTTGTTTTTGCAATTCTGCTTTTTCTACCTCTGTAGCAGTTTCAGATAAAGAATTATACTTTTCTTCTAATTCTTTAAGAAAAGCCGCTTTTTCAGCGGCTTTTTGCGCTTTTGACTTACCCATTTTTATTTAAAATTAAGAAGTCAACCAATCTTTAATAACTGCAAATGCTTTAGGTTGACGAACCAAGACATCTAAAAATGAATTAGCAGTCACTTCTACATAACCATCTTTCTTTTTTGATTTATCATCAACAGATAAATCTAAAAATGCCCACTGACCAATTAATAATTGAGAGAAATCTCCAAAAATACCAGCTGAACAAACACCTGAAGATGTACCTTTTGTAAGGTTTGATGGTACTAAATTAGAAACAGCAGTATTATAACCATTGACAGTTCCATCTCTATGCATTAAATACTCTGAAGAATTTGTTGCGTGAGCAGTTTGTTTTAATTTACCCTTAATTCCAGGATTAATTAAATAATTCATTCTAGCTGAATTTGCATTTGCAACTTCAACAGCCGTTTCCATACCAACTAAATGTGCCCATGTAGGAACAGCTCCATTTGTACCACCAACCACAGCATTAGTTCCAGAAGTATTTAAAATACCGACAGGAGCAGGAGCCACACCATTAATTCCCGCAGCATCAATTGCATTTGCAACAATAGCTTTAATTTCATCCATTGTAAACATTTCCAAATTAATGTTTGACTGCATTAAATTTTGAAGAGAAATCAAAACTGAAGCCGAATATCTTTTTGGAGACATCGTTTTACTTCCGTATGCATTTTTTGTATTTGTAGCAGTATCTACTTCACCTTCCCAAGCACCTGAAATTCCACCATCATTTGTAGGAAATACTAAATTACCTTGCAAACCAGTCAACATTCTAGCACCTAAAGATTCCAAAACAGGATTTGGTCTTAGATACTCAATAGGACCTTGTAAATCATTAGAAACTAAATTACCACCGTAAGCACCTGAATCTTCACCAACCGTTTGCCCATCTGCACGAGAAGCTAAAGGAACAGCAACACCACCAATAGCTACACCAGCACGAGCTGCTTGTTTTTTAGTTTCTTGATGAATCTCTAATTCAACACCTTTTAAAGGTTCCCCATTATCCATTTGCGAACGAATAACATTATGAATTGAGTAACGCTTTTTCATTTTTTCCAACTCCCTTTGTTCACCATCAACCACATCTGTGGTTACAGGTTTTCCATTAGAAGCCGCAGTTCTTAATTCAGTAGCTTCAATTTCTAAAGCACGTTCAATCTTTTTATCTAATGCACGTATTTCTCCAACGCGCGCATCAAAATCAGCTTCTTCTGTTTCGGTAAAATCTCTTTTTTCTGATTTTGCCAAATCAATCAACGCCTGCTGTTTTTCATTTAATGCATGGCGCTCTTGTTTAAGTGCATCACTTTTTTTCATTTTTAATAATTATTTAGTTAACAAAAATTCTCTTTCTCTAATATTTAAAGATGGTGTTCCTACTTTTTCAGGACCATTCACTTTAATATCTTTTATTAATTCAGTACGAATTTCTTCCAGGGTTTGCGCTTCTCTTTTTAAAGCATCAGGATTAGAACCAATAGGAACTATTGACCACTCTAAAAGTTCAGATTCATCAAAATAAACTACATCTTTATCTTCACCTAGCTTTTCATCGCCCCAATGCCCTCTTTTTGGATTAGCACCAATAGAAGCCATTCTTAAAGTACCATTTTGCACTTTTTTCCAAATCTTTTCAGCTGTAGGATTTACTTCTTCTTCTTCAAATCGAACTTTACCTATCAATTGCTCACCTTCTACAAAAACTTCCGAAGTTCCTATAATCATATCAGGATTACCATCCCAAGAACGGTGACCATAACAAACAATAGGGTTTCTGTTATATCTTTCTAAATCCCAACCATTAATTTTAAAAACAGTTCCATAAGTATCTACAGCTTCTGTAGAAATAACAAATTCTGCTTCTCTATTTTTAATATTTTCTTCCGTTAAAGCACGAATAACAGCTTCACGAATAACTGATTTATTTACTTGAATCTCCATTTTTTTGTTGATTTGCTAATTCCATTGCTATTGATAAAGCCTGCATATTTACTGGCTGTAATATTTCATCTAATCCATCTATAGGATTCATTTCTTCTAAAGCACGTACTTCATTCCTAGTCATAAGACCAGCATAAACCATAGCTGTATAATAGTTTCTTTTACTTTCCAAATCACCTTTTAACAAGGCATTTATATTCATTTTGAAGTAACGATTGCTATTTTTTTCAAAAGATTTTCTTATTACTTCCTGCTCAGCCATCATCGCCCACGGAACAATTGAATCTCCAACGTGTTCAATTGATTGCTGATATACATTTGAATAAGTACCTGCTGATAAATCTTTTAATTTGTGCGGATTCAAGTTCAACCATCTACACACTTCCAGGATTCCGTTTTTATTAGTTTCTAGAAACTGTGCTTCAGCTGGTGTAATTTGAATAGATTTATATTTCATACCTTCATCTAACAAAGGCACTTTAAACTTGTTTTTTGAAGCCATTTTATCAGAAAAACCTTGCTCTATAAGTTTTTTATTATCAGGATGAACTGGCTTATCCGATTCTATTACCCCATAACCCACACCTCGATCACTATATACTTCTGAAGCATAAGCATTAGAATCTAACATTACACCTAATTGCTTTGCTGCAAATGTTACCACCCCAACACCCACTAAACCATCTAGGGTAAAACCTTTAAAATGAAGCATATCTTCTGAAGGAATTACTTCACCTTTATATCTATAAAAAAGCTTTAAACCTTGCTTAAACACCCTTACATCGTCATGGTTTAAAAACTCATAAGCTTCTTCTACACCTGAAGTTTTATTGCGGTGTATTTTAGAATAACCGTTACCTTTTAATATAGAAGAAACTATATTAATACGCCAAAAATCAAATGCAGTCATTAATCCGTTTGGCTCAGTATTTAAAAGGTAGTTAATAGGGTGACTATCGTCTTTTTTTCTAGATTCACCATCTTTGATATAAACTGCCTTAGGTAGCTTTGCTATATCGTTTGCAATGATGTTAACCCCATTATAAAAAGAAGCAATTGTAAGGGAAGATTTTCCAGTAGCAGTAGTACTGGAATAAGATAGGAAATCAGCAAAAGAAAAGATACCATTAACACCTAATTGTGTGCTATTATCACTTCTTTTTACTGCAAATATTTCATTTAAAACGCCCATATTATAGCTAATTTCTATGCTAAAATACAGGCGTTTTAAGGTTTAGAACGGATATATTGTCCCGTTTTTTTATTTATTTACTAGATACACATACCTGGTAAAAATAAATAACTCTAACAGCATTAATAAATAGACTAAAATTTGCCTTACAATTAAGCGTTCAATAAATTGTAATTCAAATAAAAATGAAGTTATAAAAAGCAAAAGAAACATAACTGCAATTGCTACTAAAGATTTATAAAATTGATTTTTCATTATGATTTGTTTTTTCGTTGTATATATTTTCTAAATGATTCATAACCCGCATATTTGTATTCGCCAAAGAAATCAAAATGCAATTCATTGACCGCATTAAAACATTCTAAATTTGTAGTAAAATTGCATAACTCTGAAAAATAGTATTCATAAAAACCTGTAGAAGTTCCTATTTTTTTCATTATTAATTTTTCTTTTCTCAATTTTTCAATTTCTGCCTGCAAATGCTGTTCTAATGCTGTCATATATAAATATCATTTGTTGGTTTACTATATTTTGAAACTTCTTCTTTTGGTGATAAGGAACCACCTAAAGCCATAATAGCCGCTATAATACCATCTACACGCTTACCATGCTTATTAGAACGACCTTTATGCACCTTTACATTTTCATTAGCATCTGCAATAATCACACATCCTGAAAGCATCCATTCTAAAACTGGATTACCATCGTGCTTTAAATTACCTTCATAAACTAATTTTTCAAAAGTTTTTGTAGGTGAACTCATATTAGTAATAGTTTGCGAGAAATACGATACTTCATAGTTGTCTTCCATAAGATTATTAACTAATGGTGTCGCATTCCATCGATCTACTTCTAAACGAATTATATTAAGTTCAGGAAATTTTTGTTTAATAAAATCTTCAATGATATTGTAATCTACAACTTCGCCAGGAGTTGCGATTAAATATCCTGCATCTTTCCAGTACCTATACGGTACTCTATCTTCTTTGCTTCTTCTTTCTATTGTGTCTTCAGGGCAAAAGAAAAAAGGCAAAATAAACCGCTCATGTTTGTTATTCGGTTCACTAACAGCTACAAAAGCTGTAATATCTGTAGTAGTTGAGAGGTCAAGCGCAGCATAACATCTAAACTCTTTGAAATGATTTAACGTAATTTCTCCTACTTTATTGCGTTTCCAAATTTCATTAGGAATCCAAATTACAGGAGCATCTACCCACATATTCAAGTGTTTAGTCTTAAAATTTGGTACTTTACTAGGTTGGTTCTTAGCTTTTGTATATTCTTTAACAATATTCTCAATTTTTAAACCCTGACCTAACAAAGGATTTGCTTTGTACCAGTTGTTATGATCTTCCCAATCATCACCTTCATCTAAATCATGGATCATTACCCAAAGAGAATGATCAATTTTTCTACCTTCTAAAACCTCAATAACAGAATCTTCATAATTTTTACAAACCGAAGCTATATTTGTACCAGCTGTGGTAATATGATAGGTTATAGGATTTCTACGATTTACAGAAGAAGATTCTAAATTTTCTTTAACTCCATCTGTAGGATGTGCATGATATTCATCTATAATTGATAAATGAGAATTAATACCATCCTGAGTTTTACTATCACCACCTAAAGGCATCATAGTTGATTTAGTTGGCCCGAAATGAATGATACTTTGCCTTGTATAGAAACCCATTTTTCTTAAATTGAAATTTGCTACAGGTGATTCTATAAAATCTTTAGCCTGGTTCCAACATAATTTAGCTTGCGCTTCTTTTGTAGCACCTACATAGATTTGCGCTGACATTTCCATATCAAAACTCATGCAATACAAAGCTAGCCCAGCCATTTCAGCTGTTTTACCGTTTTTCTTTGCTCGCTTATCGTAAACGGTATTTATCCTGCGGTTTCCTTGTAAATCTTTCCACGCAAACAGGTTAAATATTGTGAATTGCTGAAATGGTGCTAACAGAAAAGGTTTTCCTGCTAATTCTCCTATGGTATGGTTTAAAAATGTAGGGAAAAATTCTACAGCTTTCATCCCTGCATCGAAGTCTAAATAATAACCATCCTTTTCAGCATCTGCAACCCATTGATAAAACCTATCAACTGCCTGCTGCACCTTTTTACCAGTTTTTATTTTACCAGCTTTTACAGCAGCTGCATATTGAAAAGCAGGATTATTTTTATGTTTTGCAGTTAGTTTCATTTAGTATTATATTTTATCAATGAATTATCAAATATTATTTATAAATAAAATCAGTCCAATGAATAACAACCCCAAAAAAAGGTTCATTAAACCATTTCCAAAAATCTTCTTCAGTATCAAAACCATCATTTTTAGCAAAAATTTCATTATTACTTTTATCTAATAAATTCATTTTTCCATTTAATCCAAGATAAATTTCACGAGTATCAGGTCGTAATTCAACCGCTTGATTAAACTTACAAACACCTTCTTTAAATTGAAAGTATCTTTTTGTTCTAACTCCAATAGCAAAATTTATTTTTTTACCAATTTGCCATCTTTTATTTTTATCAACTCTAATACTATGTATTTTGGTTCCATTAAGTATTTTTTCGACAAATTGTGTTTTAAATCCTAGTACCATATTCAATTTTAATTTTATTAGTGTTTTTTAAGTTTCTATTTACATTTATCACATGGTGAAGTTCCATCTATCGAAACTAATCCACCATGGAAAAAAGTACAATGTTCAGATGGATTTTTACAGGTAAAATTTTGATTTTCTGAAATTTCTAAATATTTATTTCCTAAAAGAGAAACTTTACAATGATTATTTGATTCAGAATAAATCAATCCTAACTCTATTAAACAAATTTTAGCAGTACGGCCAATTGAATAACCATCACTAATTTTTTTTAAGTTTATTAAAACTACTTCTCTATACGAAATACCTCCAAAATTTGTATTATTAAATACAATTTCTAAAGCTAAATCAGTAATTAAATCTTCAACATTTAAAGATAATTTTGTATTTCGAGTTTGTTTACGTTGTAATAACATTTTATCTTTAATATGTTGTGGTAAATTTTCTTGTGCTTCTTTATCAAAAGTTATAGACTTAATTTTTTTCATTTTTTTTGAATTTTATTTAATTGGTTCCAAAATCATTACTCTATCATCTATATAATCTTTTAAAAGAAAAATAGTATTATCATATTTTAAAGAACCTAATCGCTGATTCCATTTTGAAACTTCTCTAGTAATAGAAGCTAGTTCAAATTGACTTTGATTTTTTCTAGCATATTCCAAAGTTTCTATAAATGCTTCTCTTTCAATTATGAATTTATGATATTTATAACTCGCAAGTGAACAATATAAAATATGTATCAAAATACAAACAGCAGAAAAGACAGAAATAAGCATTCCTAATGATTCATAATAGTAACTTTTTTTTGCTATAAAAACACCTACAACAAACAATACTGATAAGATAATTAATACTTCCATAATGATAATTTTTTGATTTTTATTTGATTTATAATTTAAAAAGGCTCAGTTCCATCGCTAAATTCACGACATTTATTATATAGCTTTACACTACCATACAAAGGATCGTATGTACAACCTATTTCTTTTGCCACCCAAAGCGGTATATCACCACTTACAGCTCCCATATCTAAATGAAAAGCTAACTTACATTTCGCATTTTCTTCATTTTGAGATTCATTTGAATATTTTATACAGTTGTGACAATTATTTTCTGCATAAATCATAGCTTCGGTTCCATTTGAAAAAGGAACTACTGGCGTATTTTTTTTAAAAGGGTTTTCATTGAAGTTTTTCATTTTTTTTATTTATTAATAATACTTTTTCCTACAGGATATAGAACAGTTAAGTTTTATTAGGTTATACGTTTATATATAATTCTTGTAAAATAATTCTTAACAACCTTACCTTCTTTACCAAATTCTTTGTGAAACATAGATAAAAACGAAGTTTCGTATTTTTCGCAAAGCATAACCTGTAACACTTCAATTTTATTTTCTTTTTGAAAATCAATTAACTCCTGGTTATTAAAAAAATCTGCTTGTTCTATCATATTAAATAAAGAACCACTAACATTAAATAAATCTAATAGCTGGTTTGCTGTTTGACCAATACAATTTTCTCCGCTCTGCATCTTTATCAGTAAATCATTAATTTGTTTTTTCATATCGTTACTGTAATTATTTTCGTTACTTTATAAGAAATACTAAGACAACTTAACCAAACCTTTCTTAGTCATTTTTACTCCAAGTTTTTTCCAAATTTCTTTAGTGTTTGGAATCATCATTTTAAGAACACCATCATAAGGTAATTCTTTAAACAACTCTTTTGCATCTTCTTCTGTAATTGGCATGTTATCATCATTGTCGTGATAACCATATTCAGGGTTTTCGTAAAACCCTGCCATTTCTTTTGAATAGCAATAACCTGAATTGTTTGGACGCCAAAGAGTAACATACTTTTCGTGTCTCATTGTATGAGTAAGTGATACTATATACATTTTTATTTTTTTTTTTTGAATTTTTAAATAAAATTTGACAGTTGGTTAATTATGATGCTAATTGTTTGTAAAAAGTTTTTACCGAATTAAAATTTGAAGTTATAATTGCTTTTGCTTGATTAACTTCTACAGCGTTACCTATGAATTTTTTTTGTTCGGTTTTAGTACCAACCAATTTATAATCTTTTGGGAAGCCTTGAATTTGTTTTAATTCTTCAATTTTTAACATTCGCATTTTAATATCTATGATACCAAACAAAACCATGAATTCTTTAATTTTTACCATTGTTTCAGAATCGGTATCATAAACAGGAACAACCATTTTACCTTCTTGGGTTGAAACTAAATACAAAGGTGCTTTATCCTGTCTAGCTACAACCGTACAACATGGATTTTCAATATCTCCAAAATTACCACCCCAAGCTGGATTAAAAATGAAATTTACTTTTGTAATTCTGTCTTTAGTTGTTACAGTTGGTGAAGGTGCTTCTATGGAATGTAATCCAAAGTTTCCGTAATAAGTAGATAAGTGAGAAGCTGTTACTATAGCTTGACCATCTACTGTTTTTACTGTTCCAGCAGGACCATTTACAGAAATAACTTTTCCTTCAGGCCTTCCTGAATAGTATTTTTTAATAAATACCGATTTAACAAGTGCATGAGTACCATTTGTGCAAATAGTTCCCATTGGTTTATTTAATGAATTTACTTTTTGCTCAGGATTAATTTTACCACCATTGTATCTTTTAGTAAATACTTCCTCACCATTTGCAACAAATTTTAATAACCCTGCATAAATACGCTTTAATGTGTTTTCTGAAAGTTCCTTTTTTCTATTAAAAATACTTACACCTTCATCTTTTAAATCTAAAATTTCTTTTACCGCTTTCCATTTTTTCATTGGGAAAAGAGGGCTTTCAATTTTATCTTTTGTATGTGTTTGTTCAGGCCATTCTATAGGAAGTGTTTGCCTATCTATTCCAGGATTAATTTCTTTTGAAAACTGAATAAATAAACGTTCTCTACTTTGATAAGCACCGTAATTTGCAGAATTTAAAATTTTAGCATCGTACTTATACCCTAAGGAGCAAACTTTATTTAACCATTTAACGTAATCTTTTCCTTCAGTTCTAGATAATGGTTTACCATTTTCACATAAAGGACCCCAGCACATAAATTCTCTTACATTTTCCACATAGAAATAATCAGGTTGTAGCTGATCTAAATACATAAACATATGTTCAGCTAGAGTTCTACTATCTGCATCCCTAGATTGACCACCTTTTGCTTTTGAAAAATTTGTGCATTCCAATGATGCCCAAAGATTTATAATGCAATTAGGTTCTTTTTTTCGTAGCCTATCAACCAGCTTTTTAATCTTAATTACAACTTCAAAATTTCTAACATCTTCAGTAAAATGATGTGTTTTTGGATGATTTTTTTTGTGCGATTTAATAGCATTAGCATCGTGATTTACACAAGCCAATACAAAGGAATTTGTATCTGAAAAATGTATTCCTGAACTCGTGCCACCAGCACCGCAGAACAAATCAATCCAGTAAATGTTAATGTTTTGCATAATTATTTTTGTTTTTTTTGATTTATTTTATTTTAAAAACTTTTAAGTAAAATTTATATTCAATTTACATTGGGAAATATGATTATTAAATCTTTTTTCTTCTTCATTAAAATACATTTCAGATATTTCTAAACCTGTAAAATTTATATTCATTTCATAACATACAATTCTTTGACTTCCTGAACCTAAATGCGTATCTAAAACATTAGCTCCTTCAGGAACAAATCGAGATAATAAATATTTATAAATTTCAAACGGCTTTTCGGTAGGATGAATTCTATTTTGATTTAAATGTTTATATGGATTCATTGTTTTACCATCAACAAATGACTTACCTTGCATCATTCCTGACCACATAAAATAAAATATTTCACTAGGTATAGGAAAAGAAACCTATATTAATTCACAATCATTAAAACTTGTATTTCCATTTACTTTATCCCATATAATCCAGTTTGTAGGATGTTCTTTTAAAAAATTATCATATTCTTCACGTCGTGGAGTTTTAAATTCATTCCCTGTAACTGAAGGAAAATAATTTGCACCAAAAATAATTTGATGTCTTGTTACTCTTTTTAATTCTTTGAAATACTCATCAGATGTTTTACTTTGGTACCACAAATCATTATGATAATTTTTTCCTTGTGTTAATTTTCCCCGACTTCTATTTTTTCTATGACTATTGCCATTAATTCCATAAACAGGATCTACTATTCCAACATAATATGAAAATCGGTCTAACCAACACATAAACCTCATACAGTCAATTTTGAAGGATTCATTTATAACAATTTTATCCATGTTTAGCTTTTAAAAATTGCTCAAAAAGGTTGGTTTGTCCTTCATCACCTTTTGATGGTTCTTGAATTTTTGAACGATCTTTGAAACTAAATCCAAAATGCTTAGATAGTTCATCGATATCTTTAATCATTTTTTCTCTAATGGTTACATACCCTGAAACGTTTGTAGCACCACCTTTAAAAGTTTGAATAAGTCCACCATGAAAACCTTGTTTTCTAATTTCTTTTTCTGCTTGAATGTAGTAATCTACAGAAGTAGCCAGCCTATGTAAATGAATTAGATCAGGTTTTGTTAATTTTCTAGAATCTATAAGCTGCTGGCCAAAATACTTATACCAGTATTTTTGATCATTAGTTAAATTCATTTTTTTTAATGGTGCTGGTAAATTTTTTAAAACCTCGTAAAGGTTTTTATTTACGTTTACCACTTCACCATCACCTTTAATAATTTTTAAATTTGTTTCACCTTTCATAATTCATAGATTTACTAATTATACCCCCCTACCTAAAACTAACACCGAGTAAAATTTTGACTAAACAGCGATGTAGGTGTATCGCTTATTCTTTGTGATTTTACCCCATACCCCCTTTAGACTCTAAAGCAGATTTTTTATTATGATGCATTTCACATAATGCTTGTAAATTATCTTCATTTAAAGCTTCACCGCCAGCATTAATCCTAACTTTATGATCAGCTACAGTAGCTTTAGAAATTATACCTTCTTCTTCACAATGCTTGCACAATGGATTCTTTTCTAAAAAACTTTTACGTAATTTTCTCCAGGACCAACTGTTATAAAATTCTCTATTAGAGTTCTCTCTTTCAAATGGTTTGCGTTCAACTATCCAGCTTCTATTTATTTTCTTTGGTTTATTCGGCATATTAAAAAGGATTATCATCACCAAAAGCTTCATTAAGCGAAGGCTTAGGTAATTCATTATTTAATTCATAACCTTCAGGATTAGGTTCAAAGTTTTCATTATCATCAGTAGGATCTACAAACTTTGTTTTATCTCCTATCCATTTCAAATATGTAGTAGCAACCGAACCGCTTCTATACTTAGCAAATATAAATTCCGTATTAGCACCATCATTTACCATATCCTCATATTCTTCATTATCATTGATATCAATCTTATAATATTCAGGCCTATACAAAAACTGAATAATATCTGCATCCTGTTCTATTGCTCCTGATTCTCTTAAATCAGACAATAAAGGGCGCTTAGAACTAGCTCTAGTTTCTACTGCTCTAGATAGTTGAGATATAGCAATGACAGGTATTTCCAATTCTTTAGACAACATCTTTAACCTTCTTGAAATAGAACTTATTTCCTGCTCACGATTTCCATTAACTGAAGTATCTTTCATAAGCTGTAAATAATCAATAATCAATACTTTAATATCATATTTACGCTTCCAATAACGTGCTTTTAAAATGATTGAATTAATATCAGATTCAGATGCATCATCGATATAAATCGGATATTTACCCATTCTATGCGAATGCCTTGAATAAGATTCAAAATACTTTTGTTTATCAAAACCTGTCTTAATTAGTTGAGATAAATGAAAGTCAGTATCTATAGCCACTACCCTAGCAGTTAATTGCATTGCTGCCATTTCTAAAGAAATAATACCAACTGCATTATCTACTTTAGCATTAGCAACAGCTGTTTTTAAAATCAAAGCAGTTTTACCCATTCCAGGGCGAGCAGCTAATATTATTAATTCCTGCGGATGATAACCACCAGTAAATCTATCAACACGTTTAAAACCTGTAGGAATACCTACTAATTCATTATTTTCTTGCTGAGTAGATAAATGTTCAATTCTATGAGATAAATCTTTTAGATTTTCACTAAAACTTTTAGCTTTCCTTCCATTGATTCCAATGTTAGATATTTCATCAAATTGCATTTGCAATTTCCCCATTAATTCGAAAATATCAGTTTCTTCAGAATAAGCTAATGCAGTAGTTTGTGAATTAAATTTTATGATTTGTCTAGCTATATATTTTTGCAATAATATTCTGCACCAGTATTCCATATGAGCAGAAGAAGAAACTTTTTGAGTTAAAGAAATTAAATAAAAATCACCACCCACAGCTTCCAATGTTCCTAAAGATTTTAATTTTTGAGAAACAGTAATTAAATCTATCGGACTACCATTTTCAAATAAAGATTTTATTGCAGCATAAATAAACACATGAGGTTCTTTATAAAAAACATTTTGATCTTTTATCACCATCATTAAATCATCAATACCCGAATGATCAACCATTGCAGCACCCAAAACCGCTTCTTCTATATCAACAGCCTGAGGTGGTATTAAACCCCTATTTATTTCGATAATATTTGATTTAGTTTGATTCATTTTAAAACTTTTTATCTTGATATAATTGCCTTTGCGGTTGTTCAGGCGTTATTTTAATTACTTTAGAATCGGATTGATTATTAATATAATTTATTGCAAACCTTTCAACCCTTGCAGAAATAACTCTTTGTTCAAATTTTATTTCTTCTTCTTCAAGCTTCAATTCAAGTACTTTTTCGAAATGCTGAAAATCTTTTATTTTCGATTGATATTTCATTAAAAAAGTTTCATATTGAGAAGTAAAATTTTCTTTAAAAAAAGATAGTGCGCTGTTCTCTATTCTACTTGTATTGTTAATTGTATTGTTCTCATATATTGATTTGCGCTTTTCGTCAATAGGTCTTGCGCTTTTTGTCAATACCCTTTTGCGCTTTTCGTCAATAGGTCTTGCGCTTTTTGTCAATAGGTTTTTAACAGAATCTGTGATAAAAATCTTCCTAGAATTACCTTCAATTTTATTTAATTCAGACCTTAAATAACCCTTACTTTCAAGTTTAGAAATCCATCTTGAAATTGTTGAATTACTTACTTTGTACAAATCAGCAAAATATGCGTTTTCAGCCCAGCAATAACCTTCTTTATCACACATAGCAGATATTTCTCCATAAAGCAATTTTGCATTAGGAACTATATCCATATCATAGCGAACTGTAGCAGGTATTATAGCATAAAAATTTGGCTGCATATCATTTAGTATTTAGATGCATATAACCTAGCCTAATCTTTTCAATATCAATCAACTTACCTGCAACATCAGAAACTACTTTAGCCTGTTTTAATTCTTCTTCCGTAGGCTTATTATTTGATATTTTTTCAAACATTTTCATTAAGCCATCTGAAACCTTAGAAGCATTTTCATATAATTCACAAATTACATTCGACATATGATTTATTTTTTTAGGAACCGTTTTAATAACACTTGTGTCAGAAATAACACATTTAGATAAAAAGGATTTAATATCATCAGGATAAAACAAAAACGATCTACTATCTGTTATAATTAAAATTTTCTCATTACGCTTATGGATCCCTTTACAGAAATATTCTTTTTTCATTAAATGATCTGCTTCCTGGTAAATAAAATTTCTACCTTCTAGAGTATGTTTTAACTCATCAATCTGCTTTTGCATATTCTTTAATTTTTCTAGTTAATTTAATTTGCCTACGTTTCAACTCTATCAATTCAGGATAATTATCAATATAAAACTGAACTTCATTTTCATCAGTAATACCTAAAAATCGCTTGCAAATAGAAGTATCTGAAATAGAATTTTTAAATAGATTATCTTTTTTAGATAAGAGATACAAATTATCGATTGTAATATTACTTGGATTTTCATCTTTAAAAGCAACCAAATAACCTTCAGGAATAGGACCATTTTTTTCAATCCATAAAAGCCGATGTTTTAATTCAAAATTCATTACAGAATTAATTCCGTAAGAATCCCTAACTTTAACTTCGGTATAACCATCACGTGTAACCCTTTCGTGACCTATTGGCTGGTGATTATGCGGTACTTGCCCTTTTTTAAATTGCGTTTTACTACATTTTTCCTCAGATTCAAGCGACATCCATTCACTTCTTTTTTTCCCTTTATTTACAGGTTCATCACCATTCGAAAAAAGAGTTTTTTTACCAGCTGCTATAAAAGCTTCAGAAACCATACTTTTTTTATATTCCAATGATTTTTTTAAACCATATTTAAAAGCATTATTATAAATAGAATTAATACTACAATTAAAAATCAAAACCAATTCTTTACTAGGAGTATTAGGATAAAGCTGCTTAAACTGAATATCTTCTTCTTCGGTCCAATGTTTACGACCATGATTACCAATACCCTTTTTTATACCCAAAAGATTAGCCTTACTTTTTATTGCCATATAAGTGCGACCAGGAAACAAATCAGATAATTTAAATTCATCCAAATCAGCATATACTTTATGCAGTAAATTCAATTCTGCTTCCGTCCATTGCCCTGCTTTCATACCCTATTATTTTTACAATTTCTATTAATTTCTCCCTTATTTTAACATCTAACAAATAGCGCAATTCAATTTCATCTACCACAGTAGGCACATACATATAACTCATTGAATAAGCCTGCGCTATATTCCTTTTATCAAATCCGTATAACTTACTTAAAACAAATACCACTATTTTCTTATAATCAGTATCAAAAAACCCTACTAAATCAGTCAACTTGCACCCGAAAACACACATTACAGCAGTTTCAACTTCTTTAGCAATATCTTCATTGTATAAAATAGTGGTATTCATAATGGTTAATTAAGCTTGAAACATTTTCAACTGAGGATATAATTCTTCAATTTGCTTTAATTGTTGATCAATTATAGCTTTACTTTCAGTATCAATTAATTCTTTTAAAGCTGGTGAAATCAATGTGCAAGAAATATCCTGAGCATTAATATCTATTTCAACTTTAATAGGTGTTTTTTCGGAACCAATAAAAAGAGGTAACAGTAAAACAAATTCAGTAGGAATATTACTTACCACTTTTTGAACCATAAACATTTTCACATTTGCACGCTTATCATCTGAAGATTCAATTTCTTTATCTACTTTAGCTTTAAAATTTTGCAATTCAGAAACCAATTTTAATGCAACATCTTTAGATTCGAAATAATGGCGATTCATTCTAATAAAATCAGCCAAAGAATGCGTAGTGTAAGATTTACCTTGATTGATTTCAAATTTTTTTAAATCAGGATGCAATTTTAAAACACCTGTTACTGTATCAGGATTTATATTTCTAGTATTATAAAAAAGATTTATATACCTTTCTTCAATAGAATATCGTATGTAAGAATCTTTTATAAAACAAGGCTCAATACCTTCTTTTCTTAAAAATTCATACGCTGAAGAAATAACATGATCGTAAATTTCAATTTTACCAGGTATATGTAAATCAGGTAATTTACCTTCTCTAATATCTAAAGCCTTTACACTGTTTTCAACTGTAATTTCAATTTTTTTCTTTTCCATTTTACTCAGCTTTACGTAAATGATCAGTTATACTAAATTGCATTTCTTCAGATTTTAATGCACGTTCAAAAACAAGTTTTCCCTCTTTTGAATAGTACCCCATTTTATTTTCTTCAAGGTCTTTCATCAGATATACTTCATCTGTCACTTCTTCAATTTGGGTTCTAATCATGTTAAGATTAGCAGCCATTTCTTGCTTAACAGGTTTTACAGCGGCCTTATAAATTTCTTTAGCCATTTTAAGCTTTTGATCTTCTTTATCTATAGCAATCATTTGCTGAGATAATTCACTTTGTAATTCCTGAACTTCAGACAATTCTAACTCTCTAGGATAACTAAACTTTTCAACCGAAAAGGAGTTATTTTTTAAAGTTATCAATCTTTCTTCAGGAGAAACATTTTGCAAAATTTGTTTTTCCATTTATTTAATTATTATTTGATTATATTTTGCTCCTAGAGAGGAATCGAACCTCTCTGAAACCGTTTAGGATATTATTTTTTTAACAACTCCAACCTGAAGGTAAAGATCCACCTATATAATAGGTTTGATAAATTAATCCACCGCAGCAAACGCCATGATTTTCCCATTGAGCGGATACATAATGAACACTTCCATCATCTAAAGTAACTTGAGCTATTCCGAATCCGTCTTTTAATTTATGAGGGTTTCCATGACTTGGACACCAACTAACACTAGGTCTAGATTCAATTGAAATATCATAATTAACAATTTCAATTACTTCTTTTTCAACATCTGATTTTTCAACACTTTTATTAGTACAAGTACAGCTACACCAATGAACAGTATAATAGTAATATTCATCAATAAATTCATCATAAGCACGTAAAGCGTTTGGATAATCAGCATCCCTCGCGATATACATATATGTATTACCGTTATCATCTGTGAAAACACCGCCACCACAATGTTGCCATTCACCAGCTCTTGATGTTGAATTTATGACTTCTATTTTAGTAAAATCTAAATTCCCTTTTTCATCTCGAACAAATCTAAATTCTAAACTACCTTTATTTACTTCGTTTGGTAAAACCTTGATGGTAGTTTGTTTGTTTTCAACCTCTAATTGTTGTGTCTCGGTTGAGCAAGACATTAAACTAACCATCCCAGTTAGAATAACAAGCAACATCAATTTAATTGATTTCATGTTTTTAGTTTATTTGATTACTTTTTTTTTAGTTCCATAGACAGGATTCGAACCTGTATTTATATGTCCTTTATCACATATTGGACTGGTTACCAATAGGGAGGTCGATTACCTTAATCTCTAACATATAAATCATATTAAGTCTGTGCGTCTACCAATTCCGCCACTATGGAAAAATTAAATTAAAAACCTTCATCTATTCCAACTATAATTTTACACAATTCAATAGCTTGCTTTAAATCTGAAGTATCGATAATTATTTTAGTAGCTTCAGAATTTTCATCTTCACCATCTTCTAAAACCCAAATAAATAATTCCTCAAACACCGGACTTAAAACTAAATTAACATTACTAGTAACTTTGTTTACAAAATCAACAAATCCCGTTTCTTCATCTACTTCTTTTTTAAAACCCAAAGCAATTAGATCATTTTCTGTATACATATCTGATAAATTAAAAATTACTACTTAAATACACTAAAAGTCCATAACACAAACAACACCCAATTAGACAAAGAACTAAACACACTTTCAACATATTTTCTACAAAACGCTCTTTTCTTTTATCTAAATCACCATCAATTATTCGGCTTACTCTATTTTTCATACTTCTTAGATTTTAGTTCGTTTGAAATTCTAATCCAGTTTTTAATGGTAACTACAGCTGCAAAAAAGAATGCTGCTAAAAAACCAATAACCACGCTTATTATTAAAATATATACTATCATGCTTTCATCTTTCCACATTTAACACACTTTTCAACCTTATCTATTATATACTCAGGAAAACACAAATCATTCTTACACACACTTGGGTAAGTTTTACCCACTCTAGAATTAGTGACCACAATTTGAGCAGCTACATTACTTGTAACTTTTTGGCATTTTTACTACTCTTTTAATCATATCCTAATCGTTTTAAAAATGATGTTTGTATTCTTATTTTTCCATCAGAACCTGTAGCAACTTCTGATTTTTTTATAGTCCCTTTTTCTATCCATTTTCGAATAGCCTGTTTTGACTTTACAGGAAGTAATTGCAAATCCAATAACTCTTTTATGGTTAATGATTTTTTAGCTAATAAATCAAGGCGCTTTTGAATCAAAGATTTTTCAGAATTGGATTCCAAAAAAGATTTTGAAACAATTACTAAACCTTCTTTTTTTAGAAGATCTATAAAATCCGATGCATTAATTATCGCTTCCATTTCTTATATCATTACCCATTTTTACCAACCACAACAAGGTTCCTATAACAATACAAATCCAAGCCTGTGTATATTCGTATCTCCAAACAAACACACCCATAATTAAAACCAAGGCATGAGGAAAAACTTCTAAAAACGGAATCTTTTTCATATTACTTTTTTTTAGTTATAAAGGGTTGAATGTTAATTTTCATTTCAGAAATTAAGAAGTATAGATTTAAACAAAAATCTAGGAATGCTTCAGAGAAAAACCAGCCATTCCAAAAACGATATATTTCTAAATCATCTTCATAAGGCGCTACCGTATTTATCAATTTTTTAAAAGATTGATAATCATAAATACCTCTACATTCATAAAGTTGAATTACACAAATTCTCATTCTGAAAAAACTTCTTTCAAAACCTTCTTGTAAAGACTTATCGTAATTGCATTCCTTAAAAAGAGCCAATGTGTTATTATTAAAATTTACTAACATTTTATTCGTTTTTTAATCTATCAAAAACACTTACAATTTTATCACACACTTCCTCATCAATAATTCGAAAATGCCAAAAATCCCATAGCTTTTTTTCAGTTATTTCAGGGTGATAATTCAACATAATTGCCTTAAAAGCATCAAAGCTTTTAAACCCCTTATCAAAAAAACTTCGTAAAATTTTAGAAGATTTTAAAGCTGTATCAAAACGCTTTAAAGTTTTAAATTCTCGCTGTTTATTTTTTTCAAATACATCTTTCGGCATAACTTTTGTATATTTGTTTTGAAATTCTGTGAATAATTATGTCACAAATATATCACTTTTGTACAATTAAAAAAAATAATTGTACAAATATTTTTAAAACAAACAAAAAATAATTTATAACTATCTGATTATGTACGGATTAAGCAAAAAACAAAAATTGAAATTTATCTTAGAAAAAATCGAAGAATTAAATATTACAGCCTATGATATAGGAAAAAAAACAGGTTTAAGCACATCAGGAATTGATAAAATAATTAATGGTAATGTTAAAAATCCACACGAAAACACACTTAATACAATACTAGATTATTTAGAAGAAAAAGTTTTAGGAACAAATATTAAAGAAAATATTCACAAAGTTGAAGAACCAAAATTAGAATACAACGAACCAAAAACCGCAAACGAAAAAACTTTAACAGAATTACTTGAATGTGAAAAAGAAAAAAATAAATTAATTTCTGAAATTTATAAACTACAAGCTATTTTGAATAAAAATAATATTCCTTTTAAAAATATTTTTGAAACAGAAGAAATTTAGTTACTTTAGTATAAATTTTAACAAAAAAAACATGAAAAAAATTTTACTTCTTTTATTACTTTTCATTAATTATAGTTTTTCTCAAATTATAATCGCTGACGAAATTGATGATTTTACAAAAAGTCATAATATAACAGTAGGAGCATTTGAAAAACAAACACTTTCTTTAAAAGACAACGTTTCCAACACTAAAGATTTAAGCTTATATTTTTACATTTCTTATACAAAAGAAAAAGACAACAAAGAAACCCAAGCATTACTTTTTAGTTTTTGGTTTCCAAAAAGCGTATGTTTAAGTCAAAATACAAGTAAAATTATGGTAATGTTAAGCAATAATGAAATTCTAGAATATAAAAGCCTAGGAAAAACAGATTGCGATAAATCATTAACAGCTGCATATCTTTTTGATGACATAAAACCTTATTTAGAGAATACAATTAAAAAGGTAAGAGTTTATACCTCAGAAGGTTATTTTGATATTGAAATAAAAGAAGAAAAGAAAGAAATTATTCAAAATAGTTTTATATTAATTAATTCTAAAATCAATCAATAATTTTTCTCAAAGCTTCATCCCTTACTTGTTCCGGAAAACGATCTTTATAATAATTATCTACATCGTCTCGCTGGTGCCCCATTAATTCACGTATAAGATCTGCTTCAATCATTAAGTTTTTTGCTCTATTTGCAAAGGTATGCCTTGCTACTTTTACTCCTATTTTATCATGCATAGGCAAAACTATAATATTTAATTCAGCAGCAACTTCATTTAATTTTTTAGCATACCTGGTCCTAAAAGTTTTATAACCCGCAATTTCTTTTCTAAAAGGAAATAGAAATTCACTATCATTTTTATATTTATCAATTATTGCAGCTGCTTTATCATGCACCAGCAACTCTATTAAGAAATTATTATTTGTTTTTCCACGTTCAAAAAAGATTCTATTTTTAACCAGCTGCTTTTTTTTAAGGTAATACACATCGATTAAATCAGCACCGCCAAAATAGAACTGCAATAAAAAAAAATCAACTGCTTCCTGCTTTAATTTAGGCCCAGTATAATTTTCAAGTTTCTTTATATCTTCGATAGCAATATATTTCTTTTTAGAATTAAAGGATTTCGTTTTTAAGCCATCAAAAACACCGTTAAAAGGCTTATTATCATTTAACGCATTTTTTAAAACCGCTTTATTATAAATCGCTCTTAATGTACGCAGATATAAAAAAACAGTAGTTTTAGAAGCACCGTTTCTAATTTTATAATTTCGAAAATCCATCAAAAGGCCATAATCAATTTCAGAAACTTTTTTATTTCGAATAAAAGGAAAAAATTGTTTTAATGCATTTTTATAAACAGTCAAATTTCCATCTGCTTTATTTCTAGCAACTATATTTTTATTTTTTTCATGGAAATAAACTTCTTTTTCCATTTCATAAATTATATTTTCACCAAATTGCGCAAAAGTTAGTTCCTTAAATTCGCTTTCAAAAAGCAATTTATAAGCCTTATCCACATCTTGTACATTAGATAAAATAATTTTTTTAGCTGCTATTTTATAATCCAAAATAACAGGATTTAAAACATCAAAATCAGGATGCCTGGTCGAAATCATTTTATGATCAGAAATAAAATGCTCAGGTAAACAATACGCTATTATTTTTTGCTTTCTTTTACCTTTATGAGAAATTTCAAAAACCAAAGGAAACCCTTCTTCAGTTTGTTTTTTAGAAGTAATCAATTTTAATTCAATTCTCAT